CCATGTGAACCGTAGTCTTTATCATGCTGACCTGATTTATGATAATTCAAATTGCCTAATTCTTTATGATCATCTGGATGATGTTGCTTTAATGCTTTAGCTATTTGATGATCACTGCCATGGTATGATATTCCTCCACCTGAATGAAATTTAACTTTGGCACCAGTTTTTGCAACGTCTTTTTTAATAAATGGATGATCTTCTTTTTCCACTCCCGCATCTTTAACATGCATTGTTGCTTTATTTGTTTTATCGTAGGCTTCACCAAATGATTCTTTCTTCTTCTTACCTTTACCACTAAGATCAGCATCGGCACCGTAGTATGTACCTTTACCTTTTCCGATGTATGAATTGACTCTCGCCATTCCCCACTGTTGTGGTGTAGTCCCCGGTCTGTGACCTGTTCTCCAAGCTGCCATACCTCTATTGTATACCTTTTTTAATGTGCCGTAAGATATACCAGATTTAGCTGCTTTCTTTTTTAAGCCTTCATTTTCGAGTAACTCCTCGAAAGCTTTTTCATAAGTTGAAAATTTAAGCATCTGCTTTACTCCTATTTTTAATTTTTCTTACTTTGGCTCGATCTAACATTCTGGCATGTTTCATCTTATCGACCATTTTCTCTCTTTCAATTTTTTTCTTTGCAATCTGTACTGCGTCTTCACCATACATTCTTCTATACTTCAATGTATGTTTACTTGGTTTTGTTTTTGCTCTTGCATCACCGGGTGCTGGTTTATATGCAGCAGGGTTATCATCATCATACTTTGAATACTTTTTAAAATGTGCAAGTCTTTTCTTCTTAGTTGATTTAGATAGTCCACCATAATAAGGTGCTGGTTGTGTACCAGGCGCTTTCTTAACATCTGGATCTTGCCTAACTTTTTGGTTTCCTTCTTTTTTCTTTTCAACTAACTCTACGTCATCAATCCATTTTCTATAAGACCTACCATTTTGCTCAACAATAATATAATTACTTCCAAGGCTGGTAACACTAGCGAGTTCGTCACTGCCCATGAAAGTAACACGATCACCAATATCAAAAAGGTGTCCTTTAACATAGTCCTCTCTTTTCTCGGAGACAGGTTCAAATATTAATTTGTTTTGAAAGTGTTTTTGTTCTTTTAATCCCATTCCTTTTCTTACTTCGTTATATACTTTTTTAGCTTCATTATTAGAAACACTTTTAGGTAATCCTTGTGAGAACTGCGTGAAATCTCCATCACCTGCAAGTTTTCTCATCTTTGATGCCGACATGCCTGAAACATCATCTGCATCTGGATCACGGTCTCCGGCTGAAATTACATTTATTTTATTAAACTTATAAAGTCCGTGTCTGCCTTTAACACCATTATATTTTTCTAATAGTTTTTTAAACTCATTAATTCTATCGGAACCAACAATCATGTTGACATTTTTATATCCTTCATCATATAATTTAGTCACCGCATCAAATACATTCTTTACTTTTTTATCCAGCATTACACTTCTTGCATGCTTTGGAAAAAACTTTCTGACAGTTTTGACTTTGTAATTATAATCTAAAGGGTTCTTCTTATTATCAGTTGACTGTGACAAATAAACTCTGTATGGATTTTTTCCAGACTTCTTTGAAAGTTCATTCATTAATTTTTCATGTCCAGACGTAGGAGGATTCATACGACCAAACGTAAAAAATACGGTCTTGTCTTCTTCAATAAGAAAAGATTTAAATGAATTTATCATTAACCCTTCTTTCTTTGCACTTCTTTTTTACGCACATCTTTAAACATTCTTTTAGCTAATCTTTTTATTCTTTGTTGAAGTGCTGGTTTTTCTAATCTTTTTTCGATTTCTTTTTTTCTGGCAAATGTTAACTCACCTTTAGGTATTCCACGTGTAAGTTTTTTTGCCAGTTGAGCTCGAGCTTGTCTCATTGATCTTTTTTCAAGAGTCTTTTTATTAGCCATCTTTCTTCTTGCTCTATCACGACCAATTTTAATTCTTGATTTTAAACGCTTCATAAGTCTTGAACGCTTCATTCTTTGTTGTAGATTTAAAGCTTCATCAACAGATTCCGTTACTTTGTTTAATCCTACTAAAAATCTATTGCCGGCCTGAGGAATGATAAAGCCATCATGTTTTTTTGCAAAAGCTTCTGCATCACTTTTTCTACTAAATAAGTTATCAATTGTTTTATGATATTTCTTACCTCTCCTTATAAGAATATCATTGTCAACATTATATCCACCAATTTTTTGTTCTTTAACTTCTTCTTTTTTAATTACTACATGAGTATTGATTCGTTTACCTTTTACTTTGGTGTTGCCTTTTCCAGTATTTACAAATACTTTACCACCATGTTTTTTGGCATGTGCATGTGCATCATCTCTGTTATCAAAGTAATCAAATGTCTTAGCTTCTTTGTGAATATCCATTCTAGTTCCTGATGGAGTCTTAACATAATTCTTTACTTTATAACCATGCTTCTTTGCAAAGTCTTGTCCATCTTTCTCTTTATGGTAACTCTTCATGTGCAGGTGTAAATGTTTATCACCTGACTTTTTAATCATACTTGGAATTTTTTTAACACTCATACTTCCGTCTGAATGTGTTTGAGCATCACGGTGTGCATCATCATGATTGATAGCTTCTTTTGGATACATTCTAAATACTTTAGCACGAGCTTTATCTAAATACTTTTTCTTATTCATCATATAGTCTCTTGGATTCTTTGCAAGAGTTTTAGCGTGTTTAATTATATCTGTAGGTTTAGTTGGTTTAAGAACTGAAGCTTCTTTTTTTACTTGCCTTTGGTTTTGATCAATTTTCGCTTTATATTCTTCGTCATCAACAGGTAGTATATTTTCATTTTGAAAAGCCTTATACTCGTTATATTTTCTTTCTCCAAAAAACTCTTGAATATCTTCTTTTAAAGTTTTTTGTTT